ACAGCGTTGTAGACCGACTGCTCCACGTCCTTGAGGTACTGCTCGGGCACAGATTTAATCAGCGACACGTTCGCCGCCACTACAGCGCGATACGCTTCGATGCTCTTGGCAGTCGGCCGGAACGCGACCGTAAAGCCTGCCGTCTTTAGCGCATCCAGCATGCTCGTCTGCGTGTTACGGAAGTTTTTAGACGCAAACCGCTCCGCTATTGTGCGCGACATATCGTCGAACTTCGAGCGCCAGCGATTGCCCCAGGTCTTGAGAGCGCCTCGCAGAGCTACCGTCGTACTGGCGTCCTGAGCTAGTCCGATGGTAGGCGGCTCGCGCTTGTACGCAGCCTCGATGTGCAGTTTGAGACTGTCGTGCATCGCGTCTAGCAGCGCGCGAAGCTGGTTGCGGTACCAGACTTCAGTGCCGATATTGGGAAATATCACGCGCAGCGTGACTGGCTTGGGAGTCTGGGCGGTCAGCGGCTTCACTCCCCGTCTCCGTCGCTATCGCCTTCGTCTAGCTGCGCACCTAATTGCGCCATCTGCACGGCAGGCGGTTCAATGACTTTCTCGATATCGAGCCCTTCGTAGCCCGAATCAGGGTCATACGCCAAGCGCTCGCGTTCTTCTTGCGGATCGATCACGCCAGCGTTGATGTACACGGCTGCGGCCTCGCCATCGGACTTGCGTATGCGCGCTAGTGCCTCGCCGTCGACTTCCTTGAGCAGCACGTAATCGTAGTCAATGTCAGGGTCGATAAAGCCGAACTCGTTGAGCTGGATCAGTTGCAGCACCTTGTCCAGATGATCGGTGAACAGAGCTTCCTGCGAGCTGTTGACGAAGTTGTGAAATACCTCGATCTCCCCATCGCTCGATGCGTTCAGGCCAGATGGCGTGATCCCGGTCAGTACCACGAGCGGTATATGCGTGGGTGCGGCCATGTGTTCCTGCGCCTGCGATTGCAGATGATCTAGCCCTGATAGCGGCACCGCGAGCTGGCCGAGCAGCTCGGTGTCTTTGTCAGTAAGGAAAAACCCCTGATTGTCGCGCGTCTGCGTGAATAGCTGCGCACGACGGATCAGGTCCGATGCGTTCTCGCCCTGCAGCACCGACAGCATATTGGTCTGCAAGAATAAAATACTGAAGTTGCGAATCAGGTTATTGACGCTCTGAACCGTGCCGAGCCAGCGCATCACGTACGGCTCGATCAACTGCGACATCGACACGCCGCCGAAGTTGTACGACGGCTTGAGTAGATCCGGCACTTCGCGCGATATGAACGTCATCAGGCGCGTCGCATCGGTCTTGCGCCCGAGCACATACCACGTTGTCGGTCTGTAGAAATCGCTCGCGGTCGGATCCATGGCGTTCCACACGACTGGAGTCGTCCACATCGGCTCGATGACCGTGAGCGCATTCAGATCGCCTTTCTTGATCGTCTCGGGCCCGATCAGCAGCGGCACATCGCGTGCGTTCTCCTGGCCCTTGATGTCGATATATATCTGGCCGCGACCGAAGAAGCCGTCTAGTCCTGCCACGCGCCGGAATGACTCGCGCACTTTAAAGCGTTTGAAAGCGTCCTCGATCTGCTTTATTTTTTCTTCCTTGTCGCCCTTGCCAGTGCTCTGAAACACGATCCACTTGCGCGTCATCTCCTTGGAGATGGTCTCGGTCGGAGCGCGGTATTCGCTGCGCTGTGCGAGCTCCGCGAGATAAGGATAGCCAGGGAAAAACAGGCCACAGCCGATGCCCTGGATATTGTTCGACCATGCCCAGCTGGAAAACGTCTGCCCGCCGTAGTCCATGGCCATGTCGGCCGCGCCTTCAGGGGCAACACCGGGAGGCAGATCTGGCAGTCGCAGTACGCGCCTAGGCGCAGCGGGCGGTGCTAATGCGGCCTGCAATGCGGCGGCATGGATCTTCAGCGGTACTCGCGGCCTGACATGGGCGTCTATAACGCCGAGCCATGAGCGGGCACGATCTCGCAGATTCACCGTGGCTCACACGCTCGAGCACTTCACCAGCACGATATCGCTCGCAGTCCAGACTCCAGCCACGCCAGTCGTGCGCACGTAGTTCGTGATTGTGATGCTGGTCGTGGTGGTGCTAACCACGTCCTCGGATTCAGTCGCGCTGTTGGTCTGGCTATGCGCATCGCAGATCCAGTAATGCGCGGCTGCCGGCATCGTGACCACGCCGGCAGAGGTTTGCGTGCTGGTGCCGACATTGATCGAAAATGCGGCCGTGCCGATGTTCTGCGTGACGGCCGCGCCGGTGGCGCCAAAGCCGCTTGCCACTACAGGCGCTGTCGCAGAGTTACCGTTGCTCGTGACGCCGGCTGGCAAGCTCGAGCAGCCTGACAGATACGCGCCGGTAGCGATGTAGCACGCGATCTGTCCGGCGTTGCCGGCATACACGCCACCAAATGGCGCGTTCTGCGCTGGTGCCGGCATCGTGGCAAGGTAGAACGCTGCGACCGACAGGCCCAACACTGCCAGCACGCCGGCAGTTATTTTGGTGCGCATATTTAGCGCTCAGGTTGCGGCCGGCGCAGCTGGCGTATTCGCCACGACAGCGGCACTCAGCGTCGCACTCGACGCGGCAATCTGCGCCTGCAATGCGGGCAGTGCTGCAGAATCGCCGTTATTTGCCGCGGCAATCGCGGCTGCGAGCTGTGCGGCAAAGCCGTCTATCAGCGTCACGGCACTGGCTTCTACCGTGGTCTCGGCGGTCACAGCCGCCTGAAGGTTCGCGAAATTCTGATCCGTTGCGGCAGTGGACATGATTGTGATCCTCAGTAATTGATCGAGCTTCGATTCAATGCGGTCTAGTTGGCGCATAGGCTCGCGAATATAGCGCGTCATGCCCGCACTGCATAGGGAGGCTGCTGGAGCACGTCGGGGCGGATCTGCATCGGCTTTCGCTTGGGCGCAAAGAGCATGACCAGCGCATCGGCACAATTTGGCGATTTCTGGCCGTCAGGCATTTTATCGATGACCATCTTGCCAGCGTTATTGATTGAAAAAGTCGCCTGCGAGAGCTCTATGAGCAATTCGCGCTTGTCGGCACAGGTACTGCTGATACTGATTAGGTCATCGGGATTGTAAGCAAGGCCATTGATTGCGTCGAAAGTGTTTTGGAGCAGTCGGCGCAGATTGAGCCACGATTGCGCCTTGGCATTGGCGTAGTAATCCTCGTTCTTGCGATCAGTGCCAAGCGCCTTGCGTTCTGGATCCTGTACCGCTGCCGAGCCACGGTATGCGTGCACTTTAACTCGCTTACCGCCGGAATCGCGCAGCTTGTCGTTACAAACCGCCGCAATGCTCTCGAACGGGCCGCCGAGACCGTCAGCATCGTAGCTGCATTCCAACGCTTCGAATTTAGCGCAGACGTTGAACACACGCCATGCGGTCTCGAACATCTTGCCATGCTCGCCAGACCATGACTCAATATGCTCCACGACAATGCCGTGCTTTATGGCCAGCGCGTTCTTGTCCGCACCGCCATCCGCCAAATCCAGCGCAGCGGACCGAGCGCCGGTAGCGCGAATCCCCAACTTAATGTGCGCATCAACGCAGGCCATCGCCAGTTCCGGCGGGATAACCTGATTCTCTACGCTCGCCAGAAAATCCAGTTCGTATTCCTGTTTCCATGTTACGAGCGGCACGCTCGCGCGCTTCTTAACCGCCCAGTCAGCATCCTTTCGGGGATCGTCCGTGTAATGATAAATAAACGTGCTGACTTTGCCGCTGTGGAATAGCTCGGCGAAAGCGTTCGCCATGCCGTTAACACTTGACAGGTCTATGCGCACATCGCTCGTGGCCGATAGCGAGTGCTCGGCCATCAGCGGATGCTCAAGGTGGGCTGCTTCGTCGACGAAATACAACGCGCGCCGATCACCTCGTCCAATGTCATCTCCTATATCGCCGCCTATTTTTGACTTTGACTCAGGGAAAAAGCATCGCTCTTTTGGCGCGCAATCCTCGTTCCATCCGCCACGAAATTCTGCTGGCAACAGGCGCATGAACTGGCGAATTTTCTCGAAGATTGATTTAGGCTCACCGCGTGAATCAACGTAGTCCTGGCGGCGTGAACCAAAGCCTATCGACATGCCATCGTAGAAAAGACACAGCGTACAGGCTAACGCTGTGGTCACGCTGGTCGCCCCAATATCGCGCGACTTAGCCATGATGCCGCGCTCGCGGCGGCGCCATCGTTCCATGATCCATTCCACGAGCTCTACTTGCCGCGGAAACAAAATCATTGGAAGAATCGACGGCGTGCCTGACTTTACATTGCGCGGGTCATCCACGCAGCCCCAATCGCAAATGAACTGCGCAGGGTTATCGCGATAGAACAGTTTTAGTGCTGGCAGACAACTTGGATCTGCCTTGATGCGGTTCAATCGCTCAATGCGCTGCGCAAAGACGCGCGAGATATCGGGTGCGCGCCAGTCGTACCAATCCGGCACTAGCGTCATCAGGTACCCATAATTTTGTGATAGAGCTTGGCCGCCTCTATCGGATCAAGGCTCGCGCTTATCTCTAGGGGCGCTCCTGGCTCGGTGCGCAGCGTGGTCTCAACCTTGGGCCCGTACTTTTTAGGCTTTAACTTTTCTAGTCGCCACCGCAATGTCTCAGCCCGCAGCTTGGACCGCTGAATGTTTTCCCCGTTCGCTTTGTACCCAGGATTGTCAGGATCGTTCGCCGTCATCCAATCGTTCGTGCCGTCATCGCCTATTTCCTGCAGGTAATCGAATCCAAGTTCAGCCTGTATATCGCGCGCGCGCGCGTACTTGCTGGAGAAATACTCGTGTTGCGTGAGCCAGTTAAAGATCGTCGACGCATCCGGCATGCTTGGCAATCGACAGATAGCTCTCAATGACTCGCCGGCTATAAGCTTCTCGCAAATCGTATCGGCTAGCTGATCGCTGTACAGCGAGGGTCTGCCAACTGGGCGAGGATCAGTCATGGCGCAATTATAGCCCCACCGCTTTTAGGGCCTCGGCTACCGTAGTGACGATGGCGTATTGGCCACTCCAAGTGGAGCGCATGCGCTTCTGACGCGGCTTAATCCGTGACTCCGAGCGCCTATCAGGGCGCTTAATTTCCAGCAAGTAGTTAACCCCAGCCCTCCCGACTATCAGATCGCACAGGTCTATTCGCTCGACATCGCAGCCACATTGCTGCAGTGCAGATATTATCTCTGGTTCGTTCAGATCCCTCTGCTTTGCGTACCGATGCAGGCTCATGCTGCACTGCCGCGCGGGTGTAGCGGGTGTTCAACCCATCGCGGCGTATCGCGCGCGCGCGTGCGCGTATACGGGGGAACCGGTAGGTTACCCGCTTCACCCGCCTTGCATTGCAACATATTCAATTGTTGTATCTCCGAGCCGCTTCCATACGCTCGTCGTAATCATCCCCAGGATCTTGGTTATTTGGAGAAGTTAGAAGCGAAATACCGTGGAATCTGACGCTTTTATTCTTTGATTCCACAGTCTTTTTTATTCCATGGCTTGCAAGCTGGTCAGAAAAAGCCGTGCGTCCTAGCCATGAGACAGCGTTCTTTTCGCACCAGTCTCGATAGGATGTGTGCGCAGCGGTAAACTTCACCATACCGGTGCGCTCACAACACTCGTTGATCCACTGAGCGATA